GTAAATTTTTAAATCTTAAATCATTATCTTTATCTTCAGCAATAAATAGTGCAGCCGTACCAAAAGCAATCAGATCATGGTAAAGTTCAAATATCTCTTGTTGAAAGTTGGATCGATTAAAAGCCTGGTTCATAACTTGAGTACAATTCTCAAGCCATTCAACCGCTTCATCTTCTTTGTTTAATTCATCATTTTTATATTTTAAATAAAACCAAGGTGATACCGTATTTGTAAGCATCCCATGTAAAGATGCAGCCAATAATTCTAAAGCATGTGTTGCCGTTCCATCATAGATAAACTCGGTTCTTTTATCTCCTTTGGATCTTGATTTTGTAATATCTGCTTTTCTTGGTAAACAATAATCAGCAACTTCTTGCCAGTGGCTTTCCCATGTTTGACGTTCTACTTTCAAAGTATTGTAACGATCAATCGCCATTTTTGATTTTGGATTATGTGCCATTTATCCTCCTAATAATGTTTTCTTCGATACTTCAGCTCTATCTGATAAGCCTAACGATCCAGTTAAAACTGTTGCACGTCTGCCTCTTCTTTTCACATCTAGGTTTGCATCTGCTGCACTAGATTGCGTATATTCTGCTTCCGTTGGTTGTACCATTGGTTGTGGTTTTGGGGGTTGCGGTGGTGGTGGTGCAGGTCTTGATGGTTTTCTAAATCCTCCCATGTTAACTCCCTAATAATGTTTTTTTAGAAATTACAGAGTCATCATCTTGTAAGCCTTGATAGCTTGTTAAGATCGTTGACTTTCTGCCTTTTCTTTTTCTATCTAAAGTTTCTTGTTTTGCTGTTGCCGCAGCTTCTCTTTCCTGATCCTCAAAGCTAGGCGGTGGCGTAGGCTCTGGTGGTGGTGGTGGAAGTGCTGGCATTTTTGGTGTTAAAAAACTCATGTTGTCTCCTATAATATTTTGTATTCGTTATCCGCAGTTTGGTATCGCTTACTGATATTCTGTTGGCTTGGCAATTCATCTATCGCAATCGCCATATACCTAAAAGCATCGCAAGCATGACTTGACCAATCATGCACGGGTTTATTATGAAACATTCTCATCTTTTCGTTATACCTACGATGATAATGTCTCAAAGCATCTACCAGGTGTTTTGTTTTATCCAAATCAAAATAACATCTTGGTAAAATCATTTTAGCAGCGTGGATCCCATCCTCCAGGGGTAGCTTAGGTAAAATATAAAAATTTATTCCTAATTGATAAGCAACTTCCCTTCTGGTTTTGCCCAGGCTAAATTCTGTAACTTCTATATCGTGTGGCGCGTAATGTTTATCGTAAACATATTCTTTTTGTTTTACGAGATTAACATAATGCGGCAAGCCTTCACGATTGTTTTCGTAATAATCTATAATTCTAACAGTATTACCGAGTTGCTGAAAAAAGATTATAGCTGTTGAGTCTCCGACCCCAATGTCCCAAACTGTATTAACTAATAAGCTTGGATCATATTCAAGTACGGTAAACTTATCTTCTTGTTCAATCTTTTTAATAATATCTCCGTAAACCGACCCTTCAATATTTGCAATCCAATCACATTCAAACTCTTGCTTATATTTATTATCTCCCATCTGCGCTCTTGCTGCATCGAGTTCTTCTTGATCGATAATATTTGTTTTCGATACAGGAGCCGTATAGGCAAGCCAGCTTTTATCTTTGACCGCGTGCTGATGAATTTCGTAAAAAAAATTATTCATTCCAGCAGGCGTTCCAATGAAGTAACAAAAACCCTTACGATCTGATAATGCGGGTCTTAAAATTTCATTCCAAAGCTTAGGATTTACTTGTGCGGTCTCATCTATGCAGACCCCATCTAGGAATATACCCCTAATGCTTTCCGCATTTTCACTTGATAATAATGTTACACGCGACCCATTTGGTAAATCACATCTAAGTTCTGTCTCATTGTATTTAACCCCTGGGATTTTACTCGTAAATTGTTTTATGTAATCCCAAGCAATACTTTTAGCTTGCTTATACGTTGGAGCTACATACGCAAATCTAGGGTTTGGCAATGGGTTTGTAAGAGCCGCTTTGATTAAGTGGTTTAAAATACAAACTGTTTTGCCGAAACGTCTATGGCAGTTTAGCACTGCAAATCTATGCTGATCTAATAAATCGTGCAGCTCTTGCTGAAACGGTCTAGGTGTATAAGGTATCTCAATGTGCATTAGTGTATTGTTGGCAGCTCTTCAAAACAATCGTTGGCTTCTTCATACTTCATGCCTGAGTTCTTCAGCATATAGCTTGCAAAGTCTGATGCCACCTTTGGCGTTTCAAATCCGTGTATATGAACCACGATAGCATTTGTTTCTTTATCAACGAATACTAAGCTGGCTAATTCTGTTTTAATATCTGGTTTCTTTTTCATAGTGTCTCTCTGTGTGTCAGTGTCTTAAACTCCCATTGACAATACAACTACAAACCGCGCCAAGATTTTTGGCAATAGTCTTGATTTTTAAACGCAAAAACGACTTTTTATATGCAAATCGTTTGTCTATTGGTTAACATAACCGTAAGTAATTGTTGTCATTATTAGATTAATTAAACAAAAAGTGTTGGCATTGTGTTTAATCAATCTAGAAATCCATAACACACGCGCGAGAGCGTGTCTTTCCCTGTAGCTGCAAACCAACTTAACTCTTCTTGTGTCTGGCAGCGAACCTAGCTGCTGCTTCTTTAGATCCAAACCCCCACTTCTTTAATGCAAGTTTGAGTCTTGTCGGTCTTCCCTTTTTATCTTTGAGTGGTCCCTTAACTTTGCTAAACCTTGCAGCAAACGAAACACGCCTGGGATTAGTTCCTTTACTTACTGGAGCCTTAACTCCAAACTTCTTCCTGCCTGCTGCATTCAAACCACCTTTTGGATTTTGAAATCGTTTAGCAACCATTGTTTATCTAAAACCACGTTGCATGTTTTTATAAGACTTAGCACTAATTGTAGATTTCTTTTTACTTCTACTTGTGCCAGCTTTTTTTCTTTTATTGATATTATAATAAAGCCCCTTCTTTGCCATCTTGCCAGACTTTGTTTTATGATATCCTTTTTTCATTTTTAACCTTCCTTTTTTTTTGTTGACTTACGGTTTTTAGTGTTGACATTATAGTTACATGTGTTACCACAATGGTAATATGTTAGAATATATAATTTACGGTATTGTTGACAACGCCATCATGTTGCTTGGTGCAATATGTGGTTTAGAGATTGATAAATACTTTCCAGCTAGATTTCAAAAGGGTTTAGGTGCTGTAATCGGTGCTGGTTTAGGTAATGCTCTCTCTGACTTCCTTGGCGGTATGTCAACTTTATCGTATCAGCTTGCAATCGGTACTGCTTTAGGCTGCTTGCTTGCTTTAGTGTTAATTCCTCTTTTTGTTTATTTAAGCAAATTGAGACAACAAAAAAACAATTACAAAGGAGCTAACTAATATGACTAAAAATTTCATGTATATTTACAATATGGATAGTTTTGAAAATTCTATCCAGGTTGAAAATTATCCTTGGGGTTTTAGACTCAAGACCAAAAAAAGATATTGGCTTGAAACTAACAAAAAAGGTACTAGACTTATTTCTTGTACTCTTAATCCTAAAACTAATGCTTGGTGTAAGCCTAAAAAATCTACTTATTACAAAGCTGGCGTTTTAACAACAGACTTTAGAGGCGAACAATTATTCGTTAGCTGGAGGGTGTTGTCGGATTTTTCTACAGACCATGATATTAAAAATTTTGAAAATGAAATTAATATCAAAAAACTTCCTGTAGAAATGCAAAAAAATATTTGCGCTCTTAAAGCTAAAAACTTTGCTTGGAAAGATCTTAAAGTAGAATTTGTTTGTAATCCTACACCTGAGCAATCCAAGGAATTAGAAGAAAAAGATGCAAAAGTTAAAAATTATTTATTGCATCAAGCAAATAAAGCTTACAAAACCTGCCTTAAAAAAAATAATCTAAACTAACCTTCAATCGCTCCAGGAGCTTTTTGCTCCTGGGGTCTTGCCCAGCTAATCGTTAACTTACTATCGGTCTTTTGATCGATCTTTTGTTTATCTCCAAAAATTCCCGAAGCCAATTTACTTGCAAGCCATCTAGCATGATGAGCTTTTTCTCTATACTGCTGAAAATACTTTGGATCTTGCGGAGTGTTTAACTCATCGTGTATTTGATCTAAAATAGTATAAGTTCCAACTTCTCTTGCTTTCATAATGGCTTGATGGATCTTGTCATCCTCTCGCATGGCTCTATAAATTGTTGTTAAGCTTGGAGCATCTTTGGCATTACAAATTTTAGTTAATGTTTGCCCCTGCTCAATCTTCTCGATAATACTTGGTAGCTTTGTTTTTAATGTAATCTCTGATTTCGTCATCTGTAAAATTTTTAAAATATTTTAAATTCTTATAAGCTTTGATTGCTCCATTTAAAGTTGTTGCTCCTTCACAATCTCCACCATGAAAACGACAACGATAATGACCTGATTTTTTTAATTTACCTTTGGCTCTGCATCTTAAACCTGAATGCCTGGCGATACTTTCACACTGTTTTAAAAGCTTGTTTCTGCCTGGCATAATTCTATCAAGCTTATCCTTTTTGATTAATAAATTTTGTCAATTTTGGCAAGTAAATCTTTTTGGGTTTTAACTAAGCTCTCCAGGTGAATTAAAGCTGTAATGTAAACTTGTTTCACTTTACGTCTATCCAATCCAAGCATACGACCAATAGCAGAATAAGAATACTTATTTGCTTTTGACCAGATTAAACGCCTAGTCTCTACGTTTTCAAGTAATAAAAGCAAATCAATCGAAACATCCCAGCAAGCAATCATCTTTGGTGTAGCTCTTAGCTTTAACTGAGGTTTGTCATAATATCCATGCTCACTTGGATTATAAGTTGTTTCAATAATATCAAACATTCTTGGAGTTGTAGGCTTTTTTAAGCCTGGCAGGTAACGATCACACCTTGCGGCTGTTTCCAGAATATCTGTAAGCTTGTATAAATAATCTTTCATTTAGAGTTTTTTTTTTAATCTCGTTGGTTAGTCTTGATCTTGTGTAAACATTGCCAGCTTTATCTCTGTACTCATCAAACAACCCTTCACTTCCGAAATACTGTAAATCAATGTTATTGAATTTTATCTTGTTTAATGGTTTAGCAACCCCCCCTGTAGTCGAGTAATTACTAAATCTATTATTATAAAATCTATATGGTTTAATTAATTTGGTTTTATTAATACTTGTACTATTTGGCATATCAGAGTTGTACAAATTGGCATATCTGGTTGTGTATAAGTAATCCTGAATAG